CTGTAAATACTCGAAATAGTTTATTAGATGAATTTGTATCAACAAATAGTATCATTTAATATTTATATATTGATACAATATCAAAGGAAAATTTATGAAAAAATTAATATTATCAGTTGTACTTTTTATAGTAGCTTGTACAACAGAGGCTTTTCAAAGCCCATATGAAACAATAATAACACAAGACCTTCGAGAATCTGTAATTGTAGAAACAGATATATTCAAGGTAAATTATTCAGAAGTTTTAGAACAACCACTTTGGGTAGAATATACAGTTCAGTGTCCACTACCAGGTGTAGATAGAGGTTCTATGGATTTTTGGGAACCAGAAGATGTTCATACATCAGATGATGATGATTATTATTCAAACGTATGGGATAAAGGACATATGGCACCAGCAGCAGCATTTAACTGTACAACAGAAATGTTAAAGAAAACATTTAACTTTCTTAATTCTGCTCTACAACACGAAACACTTAATAGAGGTGTATGGAATCATTTAGAAGGATTCGAAAGAAACTTAGCAAATTTTTACCAAGTTGATGTAAGAATAGAAGTACTTTTCGATGATGAACCACAAAAAGTTAGTGGTGGTGCTTCAATCCCAAAAGGATTCAAAAAGATATTAACGTTTGATGATAGAGAAGTTGTATTTGAATTTCCAAACGCAGATACAAGTGGAACTCATTGGACTGATTATTTAGTAAGTAAGTAAACTTATATTTATACATGATGGATTATACTCAATTAATAGATAAGTTATTAAGAGAACTTAACACACGAGTTGGTATTGTTGATATATACAACAAAGACCAACAATCTATGATGTCTGAAATCCTTTCAGATTGGGGTGAGTATCATGCAAAGCAAATTATCTTTGAATTCTTAACTGAAGCAGAACCTAACAAAAATGATGACAGATATCAATCAGTTGGGTATGGTAGATATAAGTTAAAAGGTAAAGAAGGGGAAAATGACCCTACTTACGAAAAAGATGATAAAGGTAACTATGTAAAGTTAGCTCAAAAAGATGGTGAAGGTGGTGGTGATGGAGAAACCAAAGAAGAACCACCACAAGGAACTGCTTTAAAAGGTAAAGCTGGTGATGCGTATAAGAAAAGTTTACCTGCAGGAGACCCTGCTTCTACTAAAAAAGAAAAAAAATCAAATGAAGATGAAATAAAAGCAGGTATTCCAAACCAAAAAGATAAAACTCTATCTGATATTGATACTAAATCAACCGATGTTTATACAAACGAGGATACAGGAGTATCTGATGATGATTTTGATAACGATGTAAATTCAATATATGAGAATAGTGCAGATAAGTTAAAATCAGAAGATTTAGATGATTACTTTAAATCAGGTAAGATACCAAAAAAATATAAGACTGTAATTGCAAGATTAGTTAACTCCGAAAATGGTAATCAATCAATTACTAATTATATGAGTGGAGTTGGAGCAGGTCAACTACAATCACAAGCTGGTGAAATATTAACTATGGCTGGTATGGGTATGGATGATGGTGAGTTTGATGGGTTTGTTTCAAAACTTGAAGAAAAAGTATCTAAATATCCAAAAGGTAAAAAAGGAGTTATTACTAAAGAATGGTTAGAATCGGCAAGACATGTAAGAAGTGTTACTAAAAAAAGATATGATTCTCAATTTGGAGAAGGTAATTGGGAAATTGAAGCAAGTGCATGGGATGTTCCAAATGAATTTGAATCATTAGGAAATTCGGATTATAATAAAAACAAAGGATTCTCATCAGATATGTATGTTAAATTATCTGTTAATGGTAAACCTGTTTTAGATGAAATATCACTCAAAAAAGATACAACTGCAAACATTTACAATGGAGTTGTAACTGATATTAAGAAATGGTCATCAAATGTTCCTAAATCTGCAGATATTGATGAGTATAAAAAAGGTGAAATAGAAAGACCAATTGAATATGGTAAAAATGCTCAAACTTTACAAATTGATAAAACAATTCTGACTTCCGAGTCTGTAATGGGAAATAAAGAGTTAAGACAAACTCTACAAGCATTAGGGGTAGTTTCTGGTGATGCAAAAAAAGGATATAAAATTGAACCAAAGGCAGAAGAAATAATTACTAAATTAGAATCACTACCAATTCCACCACCAGTAGATTTAGAAAGATTTAAACAAACATTTGGTACAGGTGATAAAACAAGATTTAAAAAGTTTTTGATTATGCATGCCGCTTGTCAAAGAGCAAAAGAAATTTCTGAAGGGAATACTGAAAAAACTACAGCTGGACAATTTTTAAATAATCATATTGGGTATGAAAGGGGTGAAGATGGTAAGTTTCCAACTGGCTCAATTAAAAGATATCAAAACGATACTATCCAATTTTTAGTTGAAGATGAAGAAGCAAAAGAAGGATGTTTAAATGCCTTGGCAGAAAAACTACCAATGAAATCTTTATTAGAAGGTGAAGAAAAAATGGCAATTGGTGGATTATCTGCAGACCCTAAAACACTTCAAAGAGTTTTTGGTATTGATAACTACAATGATTTTAAAGCTGGATTAACTATGAAAGAAGATGAGAACGGCGATAACTTTCTCGTATATACTTCAGAAGAACCGGCTAAAGAAGTTGCAATTGCGGTAGTCAAAGTAAGACAAAAAGGACAGGGATATGCTTCAAGTGTTGGTTTGGAGTTTGAAATTGCAAAAGATTTTGGAAAAGAACTATATATTGCAAATAAAGAAGAATATCCACCTGAACCAGAAATCTCTGATAAAGAAAAAAGAAAACTTGGAGTAAATTCAAAATAACAACGTTAATTGAGGTTTCATTAAACATTTCTTATAATCTCAACCTTTCCTTTAATGATTTTATATTTATATAAGAACATTTAATTGAGATAGGAAATAAATGCAAACACAGTTACTCTGTACCTTTACAAATAAAGAGGAACTTCAAAATACCCTACAACTTATTAGAGAAACATACCACATAGTTTACAACTATATTTATGTTCTTCAGAATAAGGGTAATTTGGATGAACTTTTTATTACTTACAATATAGATACTTCAATTAAACCAGAGAAACCTTTGGAAGATACTATATTAGTACATCGTAAAAAACAAAGTAACACTCTTTATACCATCAACGCGTTGAATGAATTGGTAAAGGAAGAAAACAATGGTGTATTGGATAAATCATTTTCTATCGATTGGGATAAATTCAAAAACTCAATCATCGTTACCAATGTAGAAGGCACAAAAAAGATTTCTACAAGAATCTTCGAGGTAATAGAATTTAACCAAAAATAATTCACTTTTTATTTGGATATATCAAATAATTTTCGTATATTTACTATGTAAATAATTAAGATATGAAGTTAAAGGATATACAAAAGATAGTTGAGGAAGTTTTCCCAAAGATTGAAAACTATTATGGTTACTCAAAACACTTTCCAGAAGTAACTCCTTATATAGAATATGAAACTTCAATCTATGGTAGAATGAGTGGTGAAGAAGATGATGGTTCAATGGGTGAAGAATCACCAGATGCAGAGTTTGATTCAATTGATAACTCAATTGTTCTTTACTATCCAAAGATGAAATCTAAAAGACACATCGTAGAAACTTTAGTTCACGAATACCAACATTATCTTCAATCACCAACATGGATGAAAAGATATTACAATATGGGTTACAGATACGATAACCACCCATATGAAGTTGCGGCAACAAACGAAGAAAAAAATTATAAATTATTCATTTAAACCTTAAAATATGTATTACACACAAAACGAAGTAAACGATTTAAAAGCAGTAATTGGACAAAAGTTCTCTAACAACTTCGCTCCAACCTTATGTTCAAAATTAATTGGTGTTTATCCTGAAAAGGGTTATGTTACCTATATGGATGAACGAGGAAGATACGAATCTAATAAACATATTGAACCACGAAGAGGTGTACACAAAATGAGTATTGATACAGCTTGGAACTCTTTCTTTTATTAAAATCTAAAAATTATGGCAACAGTTGACACATGGACTAAAGAACAATTTTTACAATGTATAAGTGATTTACACAAAGAAGCCTATGGATTTAGGGATAGGAGTGTAAACTACTTTGAGTGGACTCGTGAAGAGTTATTAGCGGAGTGGAAACGATTGGAAGTGATTGCCAGAGATGAATTCTGGTATCATGATTAAAAAAAATTGTAAAAATAATTTGGATAATTAAAAAATTATTCGTATATTTGTATTAAATAAATTTTAAAAGGTTATATGGCAAAAAGAACTACTACAAAAAAAACTACTCCAAGAGTAGTAAAACAAACTACAAAAAAACATAAATTAAATTTTAAAGCTCCTGATGAAGTTGAATACGCAGTTATTCAATATGATAATCCAGATATTGTAGAAAAGATGGAAACGGAGTGGCCAGAAATGACTATGGAATTTAAAAGAATTATGTTCACTCAATACGAACTTTTCTGTAAGAAACAAGCAAACTACGGACCAGATAACATTTCTGTTGGTTCTAATTTAGAAACCAAAGATGATATAAACATTTCTCTAACAGGTCTTTGGTTTAGGATGAATGATAAGATTCAAAGATTAAAACAAATGGTGGTACAAGGTAAGAAAGATGAGGTTGGAGAAGCAATCGAAGATTCATATCAAGACTTATCAGTTTATGGAATTATCGCACAGATTGTAAGTAACAAAAAATGGGCTAAATGAGTAACATAAAAACTTATGTTAATTTTATAGAATCAAAAATAAAAGAAGCCAAGAATTTTTCAAAAGAAGGCAAGATGGGAATGGTTAGGTCTACTATGAAGGATTCAGTTGAACTTTTATTAGATTTGATTTGGAAAACAGAAAGAAGTGGTGAATCAAAGAAGAATGATTATATTTCATCTACAAGTAAAAGTGGTATTACATTAAAATTCCAAGTAGATAGACACCTTTATGATAGAAATAATAATATGGAAAAGTTAGGAGAATGTAAAGCATATTTAGATAGATGTTTTATGGAAAGAGCTTCTTCTGATTTTCGTAGAATTAATGAATCACTATCATCAAAACCAAAAACATTCATACTTGCTCTTGAAAATTGTGTATCAGATAAGGCCTTCCAATATTATATGGATGAAGAAAATATAAACGATGTATTCTTTTTAATGGATGGGAAAAGAAATGCAAAAAAACCCATTTGGAAAGATGGTTTTGAAAAAAAAGTTAATGAAGATTCACTACAAAAATTTGTAGATTATATAAACGAAATTTAATAAAAAATGATAAACACTACAATTTGGGTAATCATAGGATTAATACTTAGCTTTGGCTTTCACTACTTTGTGGTAGAAGAAAAATATAAAGAAGAGATGGGTGCATTTCTAGTATTCATAGTAATATTTTTAGGATGGTTTTCATCACTTTTTATGTGAAAAAAATAACGAATTTTGAGAAGATTTTTCGGTGGTTTTTTCAATTTTCGTATATTTATATATAGTAAAACACACACCGATAAAACATTAATTATTAACATTTAAAGAGGTAAAATTATGGCTTTAGACATTAACGCAATCAGAGGTAGACTGAACAAACTACAAAACACACAACGTAAAACTGATGCACTTTGGAAACCAACTCCAGGTAAACATCAAGTAAGAATCGTTCCTTACAAGTTCAATCCAGATAATCCTTTCATTGAACTTTATTTTCACTACAACATTAACAACAAAACTTATCTTTCACCACAATCTTTTGGTAGACCAGACCCTATTGTAGAGTTTGCAGATAAACTAAAAAGAATGGGTGATAAAGAAGATTGGAAGGCTGCAAAAGCTATGGAACCAAAGTTAAGAACTTTCGTACCTGTTATCGTTAGAGGTGAAGAAGGTGAGGGAGTAAGATTTTGGGGATTCGGTAAAACTGTATATCAAGAAATTCTTGGTTATATTGCAGACCCTGACTATGGTGATATCACCGACCCAACAAGTGGTAGAGATTTAACAATCGAGTACAAATCAGCAGAAGAAGCTGGTACTACTTATCCAACTACTACAATCAGAGTTAAACCAAGTGAAACTGCATTAAGTGAAGATTCTGCAAAAGCAACTTCATTTTTAGAAGGTCAAACTGAAATAACTGATTTATATTCAGAGTTATCTTACGATGAATTAAAAGGAGTGTTAGAAGGTTGGTTAAATCCAACTAATGAATCAGAAGAACAATCTGTATCACAACAAAATTTAACAACTTCATCAGAAACTAAAACTGAAACTAAATCAGAGGAAACAACTACATCTTCAGATTCAAAGAAAACAGAAGATGTTGCAGCAGCATTTGATGATTTGTTTAACAACTAAACCTAACTAAATGGCGAAGAAAAAAGAAATGGATTTAGCGGATATCCTAGCGGGTGAGCTAAACAAACAATCAAAAGATTCAAAAGTAGCATTCTTTTTAGATGATGATACTGCCCCTACAAATGTAGAAGGGTGGATATCGACTGGAGCTGCTATGTTGGATGTTGCCATTTCCAATCGCCCTTATGGTGGTTTACCTGTTGGTAGAATCACAGAAGTTAC